TTTCGTTGCCAACAGGAGCTGAATACGCATACCATAACTGAACCCCATCACGCCATTTAATAATCATCAATTCGGGAGCGACACCAAGGTTGTGAGAAACAGTACGCCCAGTTGAAACACCATTCCCCGTATAGCACACCACATCAAAGAAGCCGGGGGCGCGGCGGAAAGCATTGGTGTAATATGCCGTACTAAACCCAGTTCCATAGCCATCCATCAAATCAAACTTGGCACTGCCGGAGCCAACCTCTGCTGCTGTTGATGCCGAGTTAAGAAGAACCGCACCTTGTAAACGAGATTGCCAATACCACTTGTCAGTTCCAGCGGCATTACCGGCTACGCCAAGATCAACAGGAAACCCAGTTGGGAACTTTGTTCCATTATACTGAGCAGGAGTAAACACCTGCGTACCACTCTCCGGCACCTTCATAGGACCACGGCGGATGGCGATGTAGATGAATGTTTGAGTTGATCCAAGATTTTGGATGTTAAATCCAGTTGCTGTTGGATCAATAAAATTTGTGGTATTACTTTCTGCATTAATACTATCTGGACGCAAATAAGGGTCTGTACCACCTACTGGCATTCCCCTCATATTGTCAAAAATAAACCATGCTCCTGCATCGGTGATATTTTTAGAAAGTACAAATTGCGGCTCATACCCTAAATTAATAGTGGCTGCTCCTCCGCTTACAGTAAACGCCCCACACGAAATCACATTCTCCGTACCATCCGCCCCAAAGCCCCCAGCGTCGTGGGCGAAGAGGTAGGCGATGTAGGTTGCGCCGTTTTGATTGATGGGGTTTTGGCCAACACCATCACCAACATAAAACACGGTAGATGTTGGCTGTGTGTTTGTCCATGCTAACGTAGAATTAGCAGCGTCTGTTAAATTTAACGCTAAAAACGCGGTCGCTGGGTTCCCGCCCGGATCAAGTGATCTGTGATATACATACCAATTAGATGAGGAATCTGTACGCTTTACAATCATACAACCCGGCACTGAGCCAAGATTGTGAGAGATTGTCTGCGCCGCACCCGTCCCCGTATACGTCACCACATCAAAGAACTTCTCAGCCTTGCGGAATGTCCATGAGGCATTTGTTGAGCCAGACGTATTGCTGATATTATTGCTGCCAATACTAAAACCATCTGAATTAAATGATGTAAGCGTTCCTGTCCCTGTATTTTGAGCGCCTGTCGTATTTGTAAATAGCCTATTTTTAACACCCCTATCTGTGTCAAATATCTGGTTCGCTTCTGCAAGGCTCCTACTCTTTAACCAAACCAACCCGCCCTCACCCGCCAGATCAATCCCGTTGGTGATGGTCTGTGTGGAGCCGTTGCCTGTGTACAGATAGGTAGAGAATACGTCCTCAATATAAAGACGGTCGGCTGCATTGCCAGCGGCGGACACAAGCGCGTTCTTGAGCGTCATACCAAAATGCCCCTTATCTTAAACATAAGAACCGACATACGCGCCATACAGCGTTCCAGCCACATTCCAAAACACCAACGTGTCGTTCGCGGTCAGCGTAGGTGCTACGTTACCGCCGGACGTAACCCATGTCATCGTCGGCCAAGTAACTGTGTAAGTTGCGCCGCCATCAAGCATCAAGACAATGCTCTCACCCGTCGCAATAGAGCTTGTAAATGTAACCGCGCCGGATAACGTTTTGGACTGCACAGTGCCGTTGGCGGGGTCCAAATCAACACCAGTAAGTGTGTAGACTTCTTCGGTTATAGCGCCAGTAATTATAGGGTCTGCATACGTCTTGTTCGTCAGCGTCTGTGTGCCGTTCAGAGTTACGTCACCAACTGCTACCCATTCTGTGTCCGTAGCACCGGAGTTAAGGGCAAGAACCTTAGAGCCGTTACCCGTATAAGACGGCAGAAGATTAACGCGAGCGCCCGCTGCGGCGGCTGCGCCAGTGCCGCCGTTTGCCACCCCAAGAGTGCTGGAAGAGCCCGAGAAGTCAAACGTCCCGTCTACAACGATAGTCTTGCCAGCGCCAACATTTAGGCCGACGGAAGTGCCGTCACCCGCAGCGTTGAACACGCCATCAATGTCATCCATGTCGGTGTTGAGCTTGCCACCCCATGTGTCGCGGCTGGCCCCGACTTCCGGCTTGGTCAAATTTAGGTTCGTTGTATATGTATCAGCCACGGCACGGCCTCCTTACTGAGCAACCCACGACTCACTCGGCGTAGGCTGCGGCGTCCAAACCTGCCCCGAAACGGTTTCTACAACCCAGCTGTCGGGGACTACTATCTCTTTCTCCCACAAATACCGTGCGCTGGCCGTCATGCCGGACGTAACGGTTATTGTGGCCAAACCCGCTGCTGTCAGAGAGGCATTAGCCTCCATATCCGACTGCGTAGCTATATCTAATACAGCAGAGTATATCGCATTTCCAGTAGAAACAAAACCGGAAGATGCCTCCATATTTGCTTCTAGAGTCTGTTCTCGCGTAATCGCAGCAGACATGCCGGACGTTGATGCTCCAACGCCATAGGCTAGGATAAACACCCCAGCATCGGCATCCGCGCCCGACGTTGCCGCCATTGCCGCAGAAGCAGAGTAGACCTCCCTGCCGGAAGCCGACATGCCGGATGTAGCTGCTGCCGTCGCTGTTGCCAGCCGGACCCGCGTACCAGCCGCCGTCATGTCAGACGTAACGACTATTGTGGCAAGCGATATTTCAGTATCTGTTGCAGTCGCCGACATGCCGCTTGTCGCGGCCATCGTAGCCTCTGCTTGCAGTATCTTCTGCACGCTAGAGGTCATGCCGCTTGTGGCAGCCATAGTGTCTAGACGATATGTAAGCCCATATACAGACGAGCCATAATCGCCGGAGCCGTAATACCCAGTGTCGGTGGCCTCAATAACAATAAGGGCGGCGCTCCCGTAAGCGCCGTCCCCAAAGTCATACGATCCAAAAGCCCGACCGAGATAGGCCATTATTAATCCAGCGTAATATCGAGAGCGCCAGTATTAAAACGAAGCACGTCGCCGGTCGAGACAGCCTTGGAGGTTGTCAGATTCGAGTAGGCTAGGAGGTTGCCGCCGGTAGAGGCGTCAAATACGCCAGCGGCCACAACAGTGCCCCAGTTAGCCGTTGCCTCGGGGAACTCGATGTCAGCGGAGTTGGTGGCCGTCGCCGGAGATGTACCGGACACACTAAACGTAATGGCCTCACGAGCGTAAGAACCACCGGACACCTCAGTGCCCCCGCCGGTGTCTGTCGGGGCGACAGTGTAGAGGGCTACATACCATGAGGTCGGGCGGGTTGCCGAACCAGCCGTCAAAAGCCAGTCAAGCACCAAGTCTTCGGAATAGTCAGTAAACCCTGCCATAATAGGTTCCTTTCGGGCGAGCAATTAGAGGTGATCCGCTGTGCAGTGACCTATTGGACTCATCTACCAAGTCTTTGGTCCGAGTAAGGTAAATCTGCCCAAATGTTGCCATACGCTGGTCGTCCATCAAGAACGGGGCCGCATGGGTCAATGCACCATAAAGGTACACATCCGGTGCCTTCGTCAGCAGCCAGTTTGTTGTATTACTGTCGGAAAGCGCCGGAATTTTGCCATAATAGATCATCTCCACAGTAACCGTGTCAGACGGTGCTGGGATCAGCTCAATCGCTCCATCCATAATTGAGTAGTTATTGGGAGCCGTGTAAATCTGCCGCTCTTTTATGATGTCAGCTTGGTCAAGCGTGACATAACGCAGTGGCTGGACCCCACCGACAATATGCAGATTTATGGCCTCAATCCAGTCAGACGGCAACTGAACATATTCATTGCTGGAGTCAGCCTCTGCACGAATTATCATCTCTTGACAGCGCAGGCGCGTATTCAAGTCTGCTTCTGCGAACTGGATAAACGTCTGAATTTGAGATGTTAAGTCAGCACGGTTTAGATAGTCCGCAATGGTGGACTGGAGCGTGCTGTAATTCGTGATTGTAGCCATCAGCTCTTAATCCAGTGTGTGCGGTAGGGCTCAGCTTCCTCAGATGCCAGCCACTTGCGCATAGCCGCCTTGTCACCAAGGATGCCGCGCTTCTGAAGGTCAAGATACACCATCATTGGCAATGATGCTACCTTTACCATTCCGTCGTTTAATTTTTCGTTTTTGCTGATGCTTTCGCGTACGGCCTTGTTGTGCTCTGCCAAGCCGGAGACATCAACTGTGCTCTCAAGGACAATTTTATTGTCCGTAGTAAAGTGCATCTTCTGACGAGTGCCAGTGAGCGAATCGTAAGCGAGATCAAATGACCCCGGTGCAAAATCTTCCGCCATATTACCCTCCAAGGAGATAGGGGCGGCTTGCGCCGCCCCTAGAGATATTAGGAAGCAACGATGTTGGCAATAACAGCGTGGGCTTTTTCCGACTTGATGCGGAGACCGTATTCGACAACCATTTCTTTCTTGTCGAAGTCGCCGGTCTTGGCGATGTCGAAGGTGCGGAACGGGCGCAGGTACGAAACCGACGCATATTCCGGATCAAGAACGAAAGCAAAGTTGCCGGGCTGGAAGCGGTTCGGAACGATTGCCACTTCGCCGAAGTCACCGAGGTAAACGTCAGCAGTAGCAATGATCTTCAGCGGCTGGACTTGGTTGTAAGTCACGCGCTGTTCCGCAAGGCCAGCAAACGCCGACACAACAGTCTTGTTGTAAGCGTTTACCATCAGCATCTTGGTTTCGCCGCCCTGTTCCCAAACGTTCTGAATGGCGGTCTTCAACATGGTTTCCGTGAAGGCAACCGGAGAAGTAAGGGCGGTCCAAGCAGTGTCGGGATAGCCGTTGCCGCCGCTGCCGGACATTGCCGACACAGTAGCACCGTTAGCCTGCGCATTGGTGATAAGCCAAGTCGGAAGACCAGCGGTGGTGCGGGCAACGGAGGTGCTGCCAGCGGAACCAGCTTGGTTGCTGAGGATAATGGCTTCCATATCGCGCTTCAGCTCTTTCGAAGCCTTAGCGGTCTGATAGGCCATCTGCGTGCGCATACCGGCGTTATCGACGGCATCGTCCGTGCCGGACACCGAGATGATCTTGTTGCTGATCTGAGTGTAGTTAGCAACACGAACGGTGTCGGTGAAGGAAGCGTCACCAGCAGCAGCACCTTCGACCTGTGCGTTTGCAGTGTCGGCGGAAGCAAGGGCGTCCGTCTGCCACTCGAAGTAGGTGTTTTTGCAGGTGTCACGGCCAACATTGGACATGAACGGAGTGTCAACCGGCGAAATATCATAGATGATATTCGAGAGGTCTTCACGGATTTCATTCGACGCATCATACGTCGTTACTTTAGATACAACAGCCATTATCGTCTCCTAGAGTCTAACAGGCTAAACAATGCAGCCGCGTCATTAACGTGGCCGGATGATTTGAGACGTTGTTGCATCCGCGTAAGCTGATCGCTTCGTTTCGGGGTTCCAGCAGAGCTGCCACCCTTCATCGGTCGTGGCCCCGCCTGCTTTTTGGGCTTGGGGGCATTCGATTGCAGCTCATCATACCGTCGGGCCTTTTCGAGGATGACGATATAACGGGGGTCGTAGACCTGCGATAATTCTGCATCTGAGAAGCCGGTCTTTTTGCCAAACTCTCGCAGTTTCTTAGTCGCAGCCGCCTTTGACTCCGGATCAGACCACTCTTTTAGCTGACTAGCGAGATACTTCTCACCCTCAACCAAAAGAAGTTTACGGTTCTCTAGTTCCTGCTGTTGCTGTGCCGCTTGTATCTGCTGCTGTTGCATTTGCATTTCCGCAAATTGCTGTTGACGGGCAGCTTGGTAGTCACGCCACTGTTTTTCAACTTTAGGAAACGCTATCGGGTCTTCCTCGTACAAAGCATCCCAATCCGGTTCCGGGATTTCGCTTTCCTGCATATTCTGCATAGCGATGCTTAGGACTTGGTTGATCTGATCTCGTTCTTGATCGAGAGCCTGCTTCTCCTGCCGCAAAAGGTTCAAGTTACGCGAATAATCGGATTGCCGCTGGTAGCCTTCTGTCGCCTCTTTTAATGTGATCTTCTCGGTCTTGCCGTTAATCTTAACGGTTACCAGTTGATCCAAATCAATTGGCTTCTCGGGCTCTTCGCTTTCATCCGCGCCATCTTCTGACTCACCATCTTCCTCGAAACCGTCATCATCGACGGGTGCCTCTTCTTCGGAATCGGATGTCTCGTAGTCTTCTTCTAGCGCCGCCTCGGTCTGCTCGACTTCGGCATCTGCTACTTCATTCCCTTCACTTTCGGCTTGAGCCTCGCGGCTTTCCATCAGTGAAATTCTTTCGGCAGCATCTGCAATGCTGATTTCGCTAGGCTGCGACTTCTCAGCGTCTGACATATTTTACCCCACTTTTAACTCCGCTTCAAGCGGTTGTTAAACCGCGCAATATCGGGCTCAGAAGCTAGGGAATCTAGCTCCCTCCGAAACGCGGCTACCGCACGCACCATGTAGTACGCGCCGTCCCTTGTTTTGGAGTCAGACATTTCAGACTCCTTCCAGTCTTGCGTAAATTTCTCGTCAAGGCGGTCAAGCACCGCTGCTGTAGACTTGTCTGTCGCGAGCGCCTTGGCTGCTCGCCAAAGCTCTTCCTGCTCGTGTGTTGTCATTTAGCCCTCTTTACCCATCGCCATACGGCAGGAACAACGCCTTCAAAAATATGATCGTAATTTTCGCCTATCTTGTCTCTGAGCACGTTCCTAATTTCGTTTGGCTCCATATAGAAATCCAACTCTAAATTGTGATTTTTAGCAATATTTTCAATATGATCTCTTTCATGCACTTCATACGATATTTTATGCAGCCAATGATTCGTGCCAAACTTTCGGGCCATATCGTAAATAAAAACGCACCCGTTTGGCTTAACAACCCTAGCCATTTCGGCTATTGCCTCGTCCATGTCCGCATGGCCTATTGAAAAGCAGCAAATAGCTACGTCAAACTTATCGTTCGGCTCTGGCACTTCTTCCATGCTACAGCAATGCTGAATGCCTATCGGCTCCATAGAATCAAGCTGAAACTGGCTTATATTGACCATACAAAATTCTATATCCGGTCGCATTTTTGTCCAAAAATGCCCCATAACACCGGTTCCGCTGCCAAAGTCTATCACTTTTGCATTTTTGGGCACGCAGGCCCAGTGCAGCAATTTGCACAAATGAAGCTCATCCGTTTCTCCAAACCTATGAGCCTGCAATATAAAACACCCGTCGTCCATAAACATTTTTGTTGAATTGTTTATGTTCTCAAGGTTTACGGCCTCTTTCATTTACTGCCCTTCCGGTGGCAACATCCCCTGTGGCGGCATTGGAGGTGCCATAGGCGGCATTTCGGGCTCCATAGGAGGCATCTGCTGCTCTACTGGCATCTGCGGCGGCTGTTCGGGCGGCGCAAACGCCTGCGCAGTTTTGAAAATCTCTTGGATTTCAGTGCGCTGGCGGTCAACTTCAGCCTTAATCGCCGCCATATCAACCTGCGTGCTATATTTTGCCTCAATTTCGGCGGCTTTTAGCTGTGCATCGACTGCCATCTGATCGCGCTTCAAATCGGCGTCGGAAACGGCCTTTTGCCGCTCCAATTCTTGCTTTGCAGCGCTAATAACGATGTCTGCCTTAATCTTTTCGGCTTCAACTTGCGCCAAAAGCTCGGCAGGGTCGGGTTTTTGCTGGCTCTGTGCCATCTGCTGCATAAACGCCTGCACTTCTTGCGGGTTAATTTCCTTAAAGAACTGTGATGGGTCTTGGAAACCCTGCAAAGTGGCCATCTGAGCCAAAGTATTGCGGAACTGACTCAGATCAACCAGCGGGTTGTTGGGGCCGTACTTCTCGATAGCAGCCTGCTGAAGCTGCATGATTTGCTGTAGGCCCATAATCCGAGCTTCATCCGACCCACGTCCGAGCGCGATGTTCACAACCATGTCCATCGAGGAGTCCCAGCCGCGAGGATCGACTGGAACAAACTTGTTGCGCAGTCGGATAATCTTCTCTTTATCTTGAT